CCTGTTTTTCTAATTGCTCGATAATTTCAGCAATGGTTTCAGGGTTATGACCCATGTTCTTAAGAACTGTTTCAATTCTCTTAATCTTACCCTGGAGTGTAAGAGTGATGTCCATAGCAGGACCTCTTGTTCTAAGAGCGCTATCAATTTCCTTTAATGGAAGATTAGAAATCAAAATCATCTTACCAGTAAAGAAGAATCTACTTGGTAACCATACTCCAGTAGCAGGATCTTCTTCACTATATCCTTCATAGCCAATGATGTTATCCTTTCTTCCGAAACGCTTACCAACTGCAAATGGAATACCCTGGTCTAAAGCATCATCACAAAGTTCACAATACTCTTCAACCTGTTTCTTAGACATATCAGTCATACGCTTAGTTCCAGTGTTGTAAGTGAACTGATTATCTCCTGAAGTATCAAGTGCAGGTTTTAACATTGTAACAATTTGGTCATTCTTAACTAAGTTATCTGCTTCATCAAAACAGATAATTCTGTCACGCGCCATGAACACTTCTTGATAGAACTGTAAGGTTGTGAACTTTCCTGCAGGAATATAAATCCATTCCTTATTAGGACTTGCACCAAACATGTCACTTAATGTGTGATAAATTTCGAACGTCTTACCTAATCCGCCTTGACCACAAACTGTCAAAAGTTTTCTCTTTCCTGACTTAAACATCTTAGTCAAAGTAACTAAGTCTTTGAAGATAACATCAGGGTCAGCAAACTTAGTTTCTTTTAACTTAGTTTCTGCTCTCTTCATTCTTTCTTCAGTAGAGTTAGTTTCAGGTCTTCCTGGTTCTACTTGTGCTACATAAGCATTCCATTCTGCTTCGTATCCGCCTTGAGCAATAGCTGAATTAAACTTATCAGGGCTTTCACCTCTCCATTGAGCGATTCCCTTAGACGCTAAGAAATCCTTTCTGGTTCGAATAGAGCCTTTGGCGATATCCTCATTAACAGGGGATGCCCCAAGTTCGTTTGCAGTATATCTTCCATATTTCTTATTAAAGATAATATCACTTAACTTGTTCCAAATCTGGATGATGTTAACTTCCTGATTAAATCTACAAGTAACATCTGGACACTCTAAGTCAACATTACCTGCTTCCCAGAAGTCAACAGAACTTAAAACTACTGACTTGTTATTAGCAAAACCATTGATTTTATCACTAAAGTTAAGTCTAAGACCGTATCCCTTAGTATTTAAAAGTCTTACACCCTGTCCTCGTTCGTCGTCTCTTTCGAAGTCTTCAGTGGTCCAAACCTTAAATGCACCCCCAAGACCCTTTCCTAAGAGTGAACCAATGTTACTGGCTACCTTCTTTAAGTCTTCAATCTTAAAAGATGCCTCTGTTAAAAGCCCAGTCTTACCAAACCCAGTCTGAGAATTAGACTTTTCTGATAAGTAATCTCTAAATTTACGCATGTTTCTTCCTTATATTAGTTTTGTTGATATTTATATTATCTCATCAACAATTCCTTTTGACAATGCTTCCTCAGCACCAATCCAGTAATCAAACTTAGTTAAGGTCTCGAGTTCTTCCTTAGAGAAATTACTCCTGTTACAGATAATATCCATTGTAAGTTCATTCATTTTCTTTAAGTGTTCAAAGTCTACTTTTGCTTCGTGGACATTTGATACACCATTATAAGATGAGGCACTATGAAGTAAAATCTGACAGTTCTTAGTACACTTTCTGATTCCTGTTCCTGAGACTAACAGAACACTACCCATACTAGCACACATTCCAAGACCAAAAGTATTGACCTTAGAATTCAAAGAGTTGATGGTGTCTATGATAGCTAAACCATCACTAATACTTCCACCTTCAGAGTTGATGTAGATATTGATATCTTCGTTACTAACAGAGTCTAAGTAAAGTAACTGAGTAACAGTCTCCTTAGATGTTAAGGAATTAACCTCACCATTAAAGTAGATAATTCTGTTTTGAAATAACTTAGTATCAATATCAAAAGTATGGACATTCTTGGCAAATTTTTCAATAATTACTGGATTAAACATATTTTAATTTCCTTTCTCATAAAAAAGAGGTATCTTTTGGATACCTCTAAAATGTTATTTTAATGTTATTATAATATAAAGATTAAAATTTAACAAATATTTTATCGTCTTTTACAAAAAAATCAAAACCTTTCAAAATTCTTTTTAAGTCTAAGTCATTTGGATTTACAAATAAAGAGATTTCATATCCCTCTTTATGAGGGACTGACTTCTTAATTCTAATACCATAGTCTCTAAGAGTCTTTAAGGGGTCTAAAGACTCAGAAATAAGAGTCTTTTGGGCCTTAGAAGGCATTTTCAAATCTTTCTTTCTTAAAATATACTCTTTAAACATTATTCTGAAATAGTAAAATACATCAATAATGGGTCAGTTGAAGAATGTAAAGGACTTATCGTAATAGCAAATCTATTGTGAATAAAATATCCTGGATTTCCTGTCTTAGGGTCATAAGTCTTTTTAATTTCATCTGTATAAGGGCTGAATACGGCGCATTCCTTTCCAAGTCCTTCTTTATCCATAAGACCAACATAAATCTTTTCATCTGCATTATCAGGATTTACGAACCAGTCAGTTAATCCTGAACTTCCAATAAACAAAGACTCAATATCAGCATACTCAGCATTATTCATGTCCGCAAACAAAGACATTAAGGATGCTCCATACTTATAAGGCATTACTACGAATGCTTTGTATGTTCTTCTGTGTTTAGAATTCATCTTTAAAACACAGTCTTGGACTTTCATGGAGATTTCTCTCCAACAAGCATCTACTATCTTTGGGTCTGAAATAGTAATACTTCCTGCACTGATAGCATTATTCCGAAGGAATTCGATAGTCTTTTGGTTTTCCTCCTGATTAGCTACACCTCTAAGGTACTTAGCCACCATTTTAAGACCATCTTCCCCAAACTGCTTAATGATATCTTGTAAAGACTCAGCAGAAATGGTTGTCCTCTTAGGACTAGCCTCAAAGACTTCTACTTCCCTTCGAATAATTTCTATTCCCGTTTGGTCTGCTTTAGTCTTTACATTAAAAAGTGCGGCAGTAGGACCGTGTATAGGCGTTACGGTGAAAATGACCCGTCCCAAGGAAGGTAAAGATGCTTCCTGGTAGAGTCCGTTTATTGATAGGTTTTCATCAGTTGTGGCAATGTTAGGTGCCCACTGGTCTTCGTTTAATCTTATTTTACTCATAAAAAATCCTCTTTAATCTTATTTATAAAGAGGATTTTAAAAAATTATGAGTCGTATTATTCGGAGATTATGAGTTTTAGGATTACTTTGAGTATAAAAAATGCTCCTTTTTAGGAGCATTTTGGATTTAAGGAAGACTTAGTGACTAGTCATAGTTGTAGAAGCAAACAACTGGATAAGCATCCTCAGGAGCATCATCTTCGTGGATAACTACATCGCGACCTGAACCTGATGCCATCTTTAAGGAAGCACCCTTAACATCACAAACCTGAAACTTAACTGGTTCCTCAAAAACTACGCGAGTCTTGCCACCTGACTGAGCCTTAACTGCTTCAAGGATCTTGATAAGACGATCAACGGTTAAGTGGCCGCAAGTAAATAAAGTTTCATTCATAAGCTTTTCTCCTATTTGCATATTGCCTATCTCTTTATGTTTATTATTATAGGGTATCTTAAAATAAAAATCAAGGATTTTTTTTAATTTAAGTAAATTTTTTTTAAATTATTTTTAAATCATATTAAGTTGATATGAATTAAAACATATCAAAGTGATATGAATTTAACCATATTAAATCATATTAAATCAATATGAATTAAATCATATTAAAATGATATGAATTAAAACATATCAAAGTGATATGAATTAAAAACATATCAAAGTGATATGAATTAAAACATATCAAAGTGATATGAATTAAATCATATCAAAGTGATATGAATTAAATCATATTAAAATGATATGAATTAAAACATATCAAAGTGATATGAATTAAAAACATATCAAAGTGATATGAATTAAAAACATATCAAAATGATATGATTTAGTCTTCCTCAATCATCCAACTGGCTAAGATAAACTCCAGTTCCAAGGTTCCATTTTCATACTTAGTAGCCTTAAATCCGCCAGTAGCAGAAGAATAAAATCCTTCCTTCTCAGCTGCGTGGTAAAGGAGTTTTTTGGCTAATTCTTTGAGTTGGTCGATGCTAGGTACTTTTCCATCTGTGTCGTACCAGGTCCAGTTTAAGTGAGTCATCACATCATGGACCTTTTCAAAGTCAAAGTTCTTTAAAATCTTTTTAATCTTTTTCTTAGTCTTCATATATAACTCCATGATTCCTAAAATGTTTCAAATTCGATATTTTCCAAACCTTTATTTTCCTGGAAGAATTTACAGTGTTTTTTACAAGAGCAATATTCACACATCCAGGATACATTGTGTTCTTCTGAAGGGTTTTCATTAAATTTCTTTATCTCAATAGCGTTAGTTAAAATCCTCTTTAAGATTCCATTTAACTCTTCTCTTTTAATAATCTTAGAATTTTCATGGTTGTGTTCTACATAGAGATAGGAGATTTTAATTTCGTCAAAATCTGAGTTAAGGAACAACCATGCACTATAATACTCTAACTGAGTCCAATCCTGGTCTTTATAAGTCTTCCTGGAACCTGTCTTGTAATCTAAGATTGTTTTCTCTTTAAGATTAAGGACGTCTATAATTCCATGGAAGAAACAGTCTTTGTCATTGTAGTCACAAGGGATTACCTTGTTATCTTCAATTTTAAGACCTACTCTTACTTCTCTTTGAGAGTCTAAGATGGTTTCTAAGTGTTTCCTTCCTGTTGTGGATACTAAGAAGTTTTTAACAACTGAAGAAGAGTCTGGAGAGGTCTTAACAGAGTCTATGTTTTCTCTTGTAAGTTTCTCAAACTCAGAGTGAATCTTGGAACCCTTCTTGAAAAAGTCAAATCTTTCCTGTTCGACTTTGTCTATATAAGAAAGTCTAAATTTGTACTTACATTGATTGAAGCACTGTATCCTTGATACTGAGAGTGCATTTTGTGCTTTAGATTCTTTTCCCATATTCAATACCTCTAATAATATTATAACTCATTTCACTCTCAGTTTCAAGATTTTTTGAATTAAAGTCAAACTTTTGTTTGACTTAAGCAAACTCAAAAATCTAATGCTTCTACATTGTCAAAGACTAAGTCAAACAGACTAAGACCATTCTTTGAGACATTAACAGATGTCTTTCCATATGAGAAGTCAAAGAAATAGTCATATCCATCTGCATTGAACTCAAATGTTTCCAGTCCTTTAGCTAATCCTGAAAAGATAACTTTTTTGATTACGTCGACATGTTTCATAATTTTTTCTCCTTTTTATTATATTTAAGGAGTAAATTTTAAAGGTGGTTCTACTTATAAATAACAATAAAATAAGGATGTATTATGTTTTGTACTTTAGAACAATATTTTGAAAACTACAGGGTTAAAAATAACCAGGTTCCTTCTGAGACTGTTCTTAATAGAGGTCCTTTTAGACTCAAAAGAGAAATCAGGGAACTAAAATCTCTAAGTGATGTTGTTATTGGTAATGACCTGGAAGAATGGAACCCTTCTAAGAACTATGAACTGGATGAGTATGTCCAGTATAATGGAAAAATCTACAGAAGTCTCATAGATGGAAACAACGACCAGACTCCAGGAGTTTCCAATCAGTGGTCTTTAGTTCAAATTGTCTCACTTAAAGAACTTCTTAGAAGAATAGAAGCATTAGAACAGAGACTGTCATAAGGAGAATAAACAATGAAAAGTCTCCATGATGCGGTTTCTGAGATTCAGCGAACTAAGTGGACTTTTAACAACAACTTTGATGTAAGACTGGAGATGGAGAGTCCGTTAGCCTCAGAGTGTGGACTTAGAAACTTAGATGTTAATCTTTATATAAAAGGTTTTGAAGTTCCTCAGGTTGGTGTGAGTTCCTTTATAGAACATTATGTCTTAGATAGACACAGGGTTGCTATGGGTATTTGGGAACCTGTTGTGTTTACTTTTAACTTCAGGGACTTCAACAACTTAGAACTTTATAACAAGTTTGTGAAGTACGTGTCAGGAGAAAGAGAGGCATACTTTGATGATTATAAGTTCAAGATAAGTCTCTATAAGTTAGCAGACCACATAGATGACGAGGAAGAAAAGTTAGTTCTTCAAATAGATAACTGTTATATAACAACAGTATCAGCATTAAAGTTCTCAAATGACTCAGAAGCACAAGTCTTAGAGTTTGACGTTCAGGTTAAGAGCGCTACATCTGTTGACCCTATAATAGCATAAGGAATTGAAATGGAAATAGAATATAACACAGTTAATATATCAGGATTAGAAATCCAGTTTAGAAAATGGAAGGTCAAAGACAAAACATTACTTGACCAAATTGACTTAGACACATCTCTAAGTCCTTTAGAAAAAAGTCTAAAGAAAAGACAAGTGTTTGTCTATAACTGTTTAAAAAATCCTGTTCTCTTAGATATAGAACAATATAATTATGTTTTAAGTCTTATAAGGGAATTTAGTCTTCATAGTGACCTGGAATTTTCCTTAGAGTGTGAAAAGTGTAAACATCAGTTTTTAAGAACCTTTAAGACTCCTGAAATCGTACAGTTTAAAGACTCAGATTATAAAGAAGTTGATATTAGAGGGATGAAGATAAAGTTTGGAAACATTCAGGACTCTAACTATGACAGAGATATTTTAAACTCTATTTCCAGTTCTGAGAGATATCTCTTAGACTTAGTCTATCATATAGAAGAATTAAATGGAAAGAAAGTCTCAGTTGAAGAAGCATTAGACTTATTCCAGGAACTAGATGTAGATGTTTTCCAGGAACTGTTCGATGCATTCTGTGACCAAAGAGCATCCTGTTCATTTTCAAAGACGTTAACCTGTCCTGAGTGTGGGCAGGAATTACACTTTGAGTTTGAAAACATCTCCTCATTCTTCCCTAAGTCATGGAATGTCTAAATGAAACACTTAGTTAATCTTGGAAGATTTAAAGTCTTAGTTGATACCTTTAACACTGGACTTGAACTAGAAGTCTTAGAAGAACTGTTTTGCTCTTCTGAAACCGAAGATGAAAACATTTTTGAAGTCTTAGTTGATGACTTCTTATCAAGATTAACTAAGTTTGATATTTCTAAGTTATCTAAGATAGAAAAGATAATTTTAGTCTGGAAGATAAGAGAACTTACTTTAGGAGACGATATTAACATAGTTTATAAGTGTCCGAGTTGTGGTTGTCCATGTCAACAAACAATCTCAGTTGAAGACCTTTGCTGTACTGGGGAGGAAGTAGACAGAAACACTTTCTACAAAAAACTTATATCTAAGGAAGAACTTGAACGACTCTCAGAAAACGATTTCTCAAGCATAGACATAGAAGACTTAGACTTTGACCTTTATAGTGAGTTAATCTCAGACCCTAAAAAATTCTTTATTGTCTATAATAATAAAGTAGTTTTAAATTGTTCTAAGTGCAAGACTAAGTCCTTTGATAATCTTTTAACCTTTAAAGGATGTTTAAAGTTCATCTCAGAAGATAAGTTTGACAAGTTAGTGGAATGGATAAATGTCTTAGTTTACTATGGGAATTTTACTCGTCAAGATATCCTTAATATGTCTCCTATCCAAAGAATGTTGGAGATAAACCTGTTTAAAAAGATAAAAGCCAAGGAGCAAGACTCAAATGGATTCTGAAGTAAAGAAGCTTCAAAAGATTTTAGGAATTGACAAGAAGTCAAAGATAGTTTTTAACAAAACAAACTTCTCTCCTGAGAAGATTGGTGTTAGACCTGTTTTTGACAGAATGTTCACCAATGCCAACTTCAGAAGTGAAATAGCACGAATAAACAACGACATAAAGTCTTCCTTTACAAACTTAATGAAGATAGGAGTCCAAAAAGAAGAAATTCCTGTCTTGTCTGCTTCTTTGTTTAATAACCTTATGGTTACTATAGACAGAGGAAACTTAGAACTTCTGAAAGACGATACTGCTCCTGAGTTCACAAGAAAAGAACTCAGAAAGATTTCTGAGACTCAAAACAAAATCTACAAAATATTGTTTAAGATTGAAGAAGACTTAATAGATGAACAAGATACTTCAATTAAAAACAAAGACTCTAACTTTAATGAATTTAAAAAACTCTTAGACTTATATAAGAAAGACTTTGAAAAACGTTTAAAAGAAATCGAGAAGAACCAAGGCAGTGGAGGCGGAAATGGAAATGATGATGGTGGTTCTATCTTAGATACTATCTTAAATATGGCCTTAGGACTTGGAGGTTCTGGTGGCGCTTCTTGGATGTTTAGAAATATCTGGAATAGAATAAAGAACAGAACTCAGATTAAAGCAATGAAAGAGAGAATTTCTAAGGCAGAGAAGGTCGCTAAAGAAAGAGCAAAGAGAGCCAAAGAAGCAGAAAAAGCTAAGAAAGAAGCAGAAAAACAAGCAAAGAAACAAAAGACTGAAGAAGCTAAACAGAGGGCAGAAGAGGCTAAAAAGAAAGCAGAAGCTGAAAAAGCTAAAAAAGTAAAATCAGACCAACACTTAGAAGACTTAAAGAATAAACAAAAGGAACTTAAAACAGGGAAACCTCAGAGTTCAGGTTCTAAAGTAAACCCAAAAGCGCCTAAGCCACCAAAGGGAGAAAGCGGAATTAGAAAGATCTTTGCTAAGATAGCGAAGAAACTTGGACCGTTTCTAAAAACTGCTGGAAAGGTAGCAGGAACTGCTTTAGCCGCAATCGAGGTATTCTTCTTCTTACCTAAGAATATCTATGACTTTTGGGAGTTTTCCAATGAAAACTACAAACATTTTGGAGTCATAGAACGTTTTGTGTACTCAGCAGTCGCTGGATTAACACAGTGGACTGAGGACTTCTTTATGTCTATTCCTGACCTCGGAAAAATGATAAGTGAAATGTTAGATACTTTAATCTCTAACTGGGAAGAAATAGACGAAGGAGATAATGCTTTTATACAAGCATTTAAACCTGTAATGACCTTTGGTCTAGTTGCTATTAAAGCAGTTGTAGAAAAACTCTTAGTTGACTTAGTGACTGGAGTCGTCAAAATCTTTAAAAAGATAACAGGTGCTAAGACAGGAGATGCTTGTGGAATTGAAGCAGTTAATATTCTTAGAGCACACTGGTCTGATGTTGCTTCTTTTGTTTCTAACTTAGCCCCAAACGATACAACATGGGAACTGTTAATGGGCGAAAATAAGATTTTAGCTGACTTACAGAGAAAAGGTATTTATACATGGAATGTAGCTGGTCATTCAACTTTAAACAGATTTCAGTTTAAACATGAAATAGCAGAGAAATTAACTACCGCTGAAATAAATGAAATCTTAAAACACGATGATGTAGATGACGCAACTAAGACACTGTTAGAAGGTGCTTTAAAGTACAAAGAAGAACATCATATCACAGATGAAAAAGTTCAGTCTAATTATAGCAATGAGTATTTAGATAACCTCTTAGAACAACTAAGAGGAAAAGACTTATTTGGAACCTACTGGCATGATTTTATTGACTCTGTTAGATTTCAGACAGAGGCGTTTGTCTTAGCCTCAGGATTTATTGGAATTAAGTTCAACAGAAAAACAAAGCAGATAACTCACTTAAAAACAGGGCTTAGCAATAACTTTGGAGACAGAGAAACTCCTGGATGGTTCAGAAATGAGACTATATCAGAAACAATGTTTGCTTTACTATTTGAGAAGTTTAAGTCAAAAGCAAATTGGTTGGGTTTAAGTCAAATTGCCTCTATTGACGAGTATTTGTACTTTACAGTGTTTGGATCTTTAATAAGTGTTCATAATCAAAAGAGAAAGGAAACTTTCCTAAATTATGATAAAAATGAAGTTCTGTGTACTCAGATTTTAGGTTATATAGACAGTGATTATGGATACCATCCTGACAAAGTTAATCCAAAGGATATAATAGTCAAAGCACTAATCGATGGTGGTGCTAAGAAGAGATTTGTTACTATATCTAATAAGAACTTAATTTTTGATAAGACTTTAACATCTAGTAATCCTGAGACAAAAGATATCTCATCTTCCTTAGTTGATGGTGTATTGAAATCCAGTCTTCCTAGTCACTTAGCTATGACTCAGAGTTCATATACAGACGATTCAGGGAATTCTAATAATTATGAGTCTAATTCCCTTGGAAGTGAAAATATCCCGTCTTATGTTCCTGGTTTTGGATTACAAGCAAATACTCAGAGTCTTAGTAGTACAGATGTTCCTGAAATTCCAACACTTAATACTCCTTCTTATACAGGAACAGACTACACAAGCATTGAAGCTATTAAGAAAGCTAAGATATTCCAAAGAAATGGAAAGTGGTTCTCAGATAATCCATTTATAGATGCTGTGATTCAGATAGAATCAAAAAGAAATGCCAATGCTAGACCTTGGAGTAGGGCTAAGCAAAAGTACTTGTCAAGTGCGGCAGGGTTATTCCAGTTTATTGAGTCAACAGGAAAAACATTTGGTCTTAACTCTCTTCAAGACAGACTGGACCCAATGAAGTCTTTTGAAGCATTTAAGAATTATGTATTTTCTAATATAAACTCACTTAGAAAAAATGGAATTCCAGTTACTCCTGCTAATGTGTATCTTTGCCACCAACAGGGTGCAGGAGGTTTTTGTAGGATTTACAACTTCATAACAGGAAAGGCTAGGTCTGTTAGTTCAGAGTTGATCGATAATATGGCAGGAAATACTCATGGACACAAATATACAAGTCCTCAAGCATGGTATACAAACTGGGCTAATGACATTGCTAAACTTATGGGGTCTTCAGCTAATATTCCATCTCTAAGTCAGGTTCCATCTTATGTTCCAGGTTCAGGAACTGAGAGTGCAAGTTTTAGTGCTCCATACTCACCTGAGGGATACAGTGAACACTTAGCTGAAAGTTCCAGTGCTGGAAGCATCCCATCTTATGTTCCTAGGTCTCAGGGTTCTGAAACTAACACTGGAATGGGAAATCCAATGCTTAATGCTATGAGATATGCTAGACAACATGCTAAGAAAAAGTCAACAGGATACTGTGCAAGGTTTGTAGCTAATGCTCTCCAGTATGCAGGAATAAAATTCCAAAGACAGCCTTCAGCATACATGTATCATTCTAATGGTATATTAAAGAAGGCAGGATTTGGTCTAGTTTCAACTTCACTTTCAGGATACAATCCTCAACCTGGAGATGTCTGTGTTGTAGGAAGATTTAATAATCACAAACATGGACATATCTGTATCTATGATGGAAGAAACTGGATATCTGACTTTGTACAGAGAAATCCAAGTCCATACTCAGATGGTCCAGGACCATTGTATTTCTACAGATATGGAGGTCCTGATGTAGCTATTGATACATCAATGGAAAACTATGACAGTTCTGAGTCTTGGAGTCCTGTTGAAACACCATCACAGACTCAACAGGATGTACCAGGTGACTTTGGTCTTAATACCTCTAAACCATCTGTGATGGAAGGTGCTACTGAGGGAATTTTCAGTTTTGCTATTGAGGAATGCTTTTAATGAACTATAGAATATTTTTAGAAAATGCTTTAAAACAGGGTGCAAGAACAACTAAGTGGGACATTATCTTACCTGATTCTAAGAACTCCCAAAGACTGTCTGTAATGGCTAAGGATGTCTCATTGCCTGCCTTAGACCTTAAACCTATTACAATGAAATACAAAGGAAGGTCAATTCCCATAGCAGGACAGGTTGACCAGCCAAATGACTTCAGTATCACATTTACAGTTGACCAAGACCATTTTATAAGAAAATACTTCGAAGACTGGATGCTGAGTTTTGATGTTAGAGGTTCAGGAACTTCTATGATAGATAAACGGTATGAAAATGAACTCAAAAGAAACATTTCAAATGAGAGTTCTTTATATAGAGACATAACTTTATTACAATACTCATTTGATTCTGAGGTCGACCCAACATCAAATATTCAGCCAACTGCAAAGTATGTTATTTATGGATGCTTTCCAAAGCACATAAGTGAGTTTAGCTATAATAATGATAATGAGGCTATCTTAGACTTAAAAGTTTCATTTTCCTGTATATATTATCAAAGGGAGGCGTAAATGAGAAACGACACTGGATATCCTGTTAGGACAATAACAGACCTAAAGAATCTCTATAAAGATGGAGTTCCATTCTCTAGTAAGTACAGATTGGAACTTAGTTTTCCTCAGAAAATTAGTTCATTGGCTCCATCAATGTCTGACACACTGGATATAGCATGTCAGAGCGCAGAAATTCCAAAGGAGACAATCAAGACTCAGACAGTGTGGTACAGAGGTCGCCCTTTAAACCTTAAAGGCCAAATGACTTATGATACATCATTTAAGATAACAGTTCAGGACACTGGACATTTCTTAGTTAGAAAAGCCTTAGAAAGATGGATGGACCTCTGTGACACCATAAAGAACTCAGAAAAATCCAATGAAGATTATAAGATAGACGAGGTTTATCTTTATCACCTAGATACTTATGGAAAGCCAACAATGAAGACTACATTCTTTGGAGTCTTTTTGAATGAACTGGGTTCTATTAGTCTAAGTGACAAGGATACAAGTGCAATTTCCTATGACTGTAGTTTTACATACTCGACGTTTATAACAGAAGTCCTGTAAACAGGAGGTCTTGTAATGAGATATAACTCTAAGAAGGGATGGTATAAAATTCTTAATCCTGGAAAGTTTATAAAACCCTTAGATGAATACATGCAGTCCACTAAGATGAAGGACAATGACTGTTATATTCAGTATAAGTCGAGTTTAGAAAGAATAGCATTTTGTTATGCTGACTTAAATCCAAGAGTAACAAAGTTCAGTATAGAACCTTTTAATATTCCTTATGTAAAGCCAACAGATAACAAAGTACATAGATATTTCATTGATATGCTTTTAGTCTTTGAAACTGGAGAGACATTCTTAGTAGAGATTAAATCCTATGGAGAAACAATTCCTCCTAAGCCTCCTAAAATTAAAAATGCTAACTCTATGATAAGGTATCAGGAAGCGCTAGAAACTTTTATGACTAATCAAGCAAAATGGACTCAAGCAAAGCAGTTTGCTGAACAAAGAGGATTTAAGTTTATTGTTTTAACTGAAAAACAACTAAAGATATAAGAATTAAAGGACATTTAAAGATGTTTTCATTATTAAATTTTAAGTCTTTTATTATAATAACAGTACTTTTAACAATTCTTGGAACTTCTGTTTACATTAAGTTTCTTAATTCTAAGATAGACTCTTTAGAAACACAGAACACTGAACTTAGTGAAAAAATAAAACAAACAGAAGTCTATATAAAGAGTCTTAAAGAAAATTATAATGATGTTATTAGATATAACATAGAACTTCAGGAAACTTCAAACAGTCTAAGACTTCAACAACAGGAACTTCAGAAGAAACTCCAAAAGTTGAATTTTAGTTTCTCAGACTTAGTTAAGAAGCATCCTAAGATGGTTGAGAACATTATCAACAAAGGCCAAGAAAAGACATCTAAGTGCTTTGAAGAACTGTCTAAACACAAAGAGTGTAAAATGGAGAATTAAAATATGCTTTCTTATATAAAGACATTATTATTTTTAATATTATTTGTACCTGTTTGTTTAGGATGTTCTCAGACACAAATTCAGAATGAGAAACCGCCTTTAGTTCTTCCAGAAAGTCCTGAGGTTAAGATGCGTCCAGTTAAGTGGGAAATAAAGAACTCCATGATATGCCTAAGTCCTGAACAGTATTCAAATCTATCACTAAATACAGACGACATTAAGAATTTTATAATCATTCAAAACAAAATAATAGAAATATATAAAGATTATTATAAAAATGATATAAATAATAAAAACACAAAACAGTTTCTAAAGGAGAACCTTAAATGATAGAGTTTTTATGCTCAGTGAATGAAACACTGTGTCAATATAGTAGTATTTTGATTGTGTCTTTAATATTAACAGTATTGACTTTTATTATTTCTACTTACACATGCTTTTTTAAGTGTAGACGAATGCAAAAGGAAATAAACAAGACATCTAAGGATATTCAGGTATATTCTGAATCAGTTGAAGTCTCACAAAAATGCGTAAAAGACTTTTTGAAAAGTATAGACTTAAAGATTACTCAGTTAGAGCAGAAGATAGAAAAACCAGAACCTAAGACAAGAAGAAAACCTAAAGAAAAATAATATAAAAGGGGACATAGTCCCCTTTAAATTTATTCTTGTGCTTCATATAGCCTTTCTTAAATGCTTTCTTTCTGTCTTTGAAAGTTTTTGCTTTGTTGACTAAGTGGTCAAATTTAGCGACAAAATTTCCATTTTTCATTTTTGTTCTCCTTCTAAGTTATTAAAGGACTATGAAAGTCCTTTTAAAATATTTCTATGTCTTTATATAAGAACTAAGATTTAAATTATTTTAGATGCCTAAAAACTTATCATTTAATTTTTTAAGAACAGAATTGCTTTCAATTGCGCTTTCCTCAACATGCCAAGTATCATCGTCAAGGTAAATTACACCTGAACGTTCCATTTTTCTGAGTTCTTCAGAAAAATCTCCATCTTCATCTGTGAAATAAAAATCCACATAATCGCCTCTGATATCTCCATTTAGAAAGTAATCTTTTATAAAATCGACCATCCATTTTTCTATATGGGATTCACAAAGTTTTAGTTCTCTAAATTTCATTTTGTTTTCCTTTTAAAATATCTATGTCTTTATATAAGAACTAAGATTTAACTTCTTTTCCTTTTATAGGTTTTCCAAAATAACCCCATTCAGCAAGACTATTAAAGTCACATGATAGGTCATGAAGTTTTACTTTGTACTGGAATACTTTACTTCCCTCTCCCGCATAAGCACCATCATAAGCATATGCCATAGCATAAGACTTAAATGGTGTAACCCACATTCCATAGTCTAACTCAGAATCAGGTTGCCCTCTATAAATTGTTAACTCGGCATTTGGTTTATTTTGATTTTTCTTTAAAAAATCCATAAACACCCTACAATCTGCCTTTGAGACTAAGTCTGCGTTTAAATAGTACTCATAAGCATGCTGAAATAAGTCATCAGGAGCACCAAATGAAGGGTCGAAGATATATTCCCCTCTAGCTATTTCATTAGGATATTCATCAGGACTAGGAGGTTGATGTCCTAGTTTCCCTTTGTAATCCTTTTCTAAGATAAGTTTGAATTTCAAAAAATACTCCTTACATGTTCGAAACTGTTATGAAGTTCCTTTCCAATCTTCATAAACTCTTTAATGGATTCTTTATCTATCACTGGTTTCATTGACTTGAAATTCTCCAGTGTTCCAAAATACTTAGAGATAGCCTCTAACTGTCTTTCGAAATGACCCCATTCTTTTAACCTGTCAGCATAATCTACATGTGACAGTGCACTGATTAAGGCTCTAGCATCTCCATTCTTATAGGCTTCCTTGACCTTTTCTCCATTTCTGTAAAGCATTAAAACTCTTACAATGATATCTTTTAGGTTTTCTCTTTTAACAAACCTGAAGAAGTTTAAGATGCTGTAACTGATAATTGGAAGTCTGGTTATCTCTTCCTTTTCCACGAGGAAAGCATTATCATAGCCAAAATACTTCCAGTCATATCTGTGTGCTCTGGAATTTTCCCAGTAACCATCACTGAACTGACCAATCATCTCACCAACATATACTGCGTATAATCCTGGGTCTGAAATAGTTACTTTTATCATGTCTTTTCTCCTCAGTTATTGACTACAAACACTGCTATGTAAGGATTATTATTATGGTCATTTCTTATTTCTATACAGCAGATTTCATATTCACCAATTTCTTTGAAGTCGTCTTTCATCTCAAAGCGTGCCATTATTCCCCATTTTTCGCCAAAGAAATGGATGAAGCCATGAATATCAGGAAAATAATATTTTGCGCATTCATCGCTCTCTTTGCCAGAGTGACATTCTACTATTACGACTCTTGTTGCGTCTGTTAGTTCTGATAAGAATTCTTTTAACTTCATTTTCTTTCCTTTATTCTTTTCTCTTTATGTTTATTATTATAATGTATTTTGGGTTAAATATCAAGTAAAAATTTTAGTTAAAGACAAATTTATTTGTCTTAGGCAAAGGCAAACAAAAAAGTTTGCCTTAAATTCTCTTACTAAATCACTTGTTATCTTAATGCTTTAACGATTCATTGACTTGACTGCTCTCTTTATAGCTTTCTTCTTCTGAGTCTTCTTAGACTTTTCGTTGTAATCTCCGTAGTGCTGAACCATGTTAGCAAAGGAATCATACTGTTTGTCAGTTGCCTTAGAAGTGTCTCTTGAGTCTTTATTCTTTCTCAGGGCATCTGCCATTGCTTCTTTTCCTTTCTTAAATATCTGTGCTCCCACTTCGCGGTTTCCTCCACTTCGAGCATTAGCATCTAAAGCAATCCCACTTAAAACCTGCTTAGCGCCTTTCTTCTGGTCATCAGTTAGCTTACTATCTTCACGACTCTTAGCTTTTTGGTCTTGTTTCTTCTTCTTTTTAGCCTGGTCCTGGAGTTGCTTGTACTTTCCCTTAATAGCCTTAGTATTGTTTACATTGTAACCTTTAAGAGTTCCTGTTTCAATTTCACCACCCTTACCAATGTAAGTGTGCTGACCATTCTTAAAAGTGACCCATTTTCCATCATTGGAAAGTTCGTTAATCATCTCTGATTCTACTAACATTTTGAATTTCATTGAAATCTCCTTTTTCAATATTTATTCATCAAGGCTTAAAAACGCTTTTTGACACTTGGAAAAGATCTTAATTCTTTAAACCTTTTAAGGCTTTAGAACGTTTTTCAAGGATCTTTACCAGCATCTTAAACAGTGGAGGGTCTTTCCCACTAAGGTCTTTGTAAATCCAGTAATTTCATTTCCAAGTCATTGTACTGGAAAAAGGAGTACAATACCACTTTACTATGTCTATGCAGTTTTTGTCACAAAGGCTAAAGCATATTACTTTTTTCATTCTTGATCCCCTTTAAAGCACCTAAAACATTCTCAATTGCTTTATCTATGTTAAGATATTGGTATGAACCTAATCTCCCAACGTGGATAACAGTCTTATTCCTGTATTTATGGATAAAAAACCTTGTGTCTTTCAGTTTTACGCATTCCAAGAACGGGAGATTAGACTCTATAAGTTCTAAAGACCGTTCAGGGTTAAAGACAGGATACATCGGGATTCCTGATTCTTTAGGAAACTCATAAACCAAGAACCGTCCGTGGTGATGAACTCTGGTGTACTTGAAAATGGATTCAGGGTAGTTAATAGTCATTGCCCTGTCTTTAAAAGTGTTTCCGTAATCAATCCCTGTTTCAAACTCTAACGACCTGTATTTCAGAAAATCCTTTCCGTAAAATCTGTCTAGTGGTGAAGTGTTTATTATCAAGTCTGAGTCCAGGTTGTCTAAGTCCTTGAAGGAAATTTCTCCGAAAACAACATCATCAGGGTCAATATCAGGATTTCCGTAATCCATTCTGTCAGGGACAAATTGGAAACGTTCTTTAAAGGTTCGGTAATCATAGTCAGGAAAGGTTTTGAACCTTTTCAGGATATAGTCTATATCTTCCTGTTTTTGGTTTCCCCACTGTTTACTGGTGTACGGGACAACGATTTCTTCGACCTGTGCTTTCTCTAGTGTCCTGATATTTGGAGGATACGGCAAGAACTCTCCATTTACGTAAATTTCAGTCTTGTGTTCATAGAATATGCAGTCTGGGTAGATCAGCCTGAAGGCCTCGTAAACCTCTCTGGAATCTGTGTGGAAGATATGTTCGCCATACTTTCCAAAGGCATAACCGTTTTCCTTTATGGAAACCTTGGCGTACCTCTCATCGGGAACGCATAGCCCTCCAACTCGTTCTTTCTCAAAGATAACTGGGTTATGGTCTTTTAATTGCTTGTATGCGCAAAGGCCTGAGATCCCAGCTCCGATTATGGAAATTTTCATCCTAAATTCCTTTAGCTATCAGTTAGGTAGATTAGGTTCATTTGACTATTCAGAATGGATAAATGTTTAGAACACGTTTTAGCTTTAAATTAAAACATAATCTATTTTTTTAATTTCTTCACTATTTGTGTATTTACTCCATTTATCAGCAACTATATCCTTTGTATTCATAGTACAATATGAACATATATTAAATGGTTCTGATATGTACATACGATCACTATTTAAATCTTTTAAGTCTATATAAGAATCACAAGATATATTTAAATTAAATTTTTCTATGATAGATTTTAAACTTACAGATCCACAACATAAATGTATAATAGATTTATCCAGACAGTTGTATATGAAATTTTTTGTGGAACAGTTTTTATTTTCACAACACATTTGAAAATTTACATTCTTATCATATTTTGGTTGTTCCGAAATAAAAGGATGTGTGAAAACTTTTTCGGTTCCATAATTACAAACTCCAGATTTTTTAATCATAGATACTATCAATTCAAAATTAACACACCTAACATCAAACCTTTTTATTTCATCAATTATACTTAAATCTATATGTGGATATGCAGAGTATTTTATATATATGTTTAATTCTTTAAGTTTTTTAAAAAAATCAATATTATTTTTAAATATTTTTTTAAGATATAATCCGTTTGTGAAAATACAGCAGTCTTGTGTTGGATAGTATTTCCTAAAAATAGTTAAATAATCTAAAAGATTTTCAACCAACAATATTTCACCGCCTAAAAATGTATAGTAATCATAAATTAGGTTCTTATCTTTTAACAGCTTAATATCTTTTTCGTATGTTTCAATATCGTAAAGTTCCGGATTACTTTTATAAGATGGTGCAAGTTGACAACAATATTTACAATTTAAATTGCAATTTCTATTTAAAACAATATCTAAAAATTTACTCATTCTTTAAAGAACTCCTCTTTAGTTCTCGAAGATTTTTTCCATTCTTGGTAGTGAAAGTCCTGATTGTTACAATACCGGCAAATACTTCTTGGACAAGTTTCATATCTTTTTAGCATTTTTTCAGATTTAAAATCTTTTATTAAAATATAATCCTTCGGACTTTGGGTCAGATGTGTTCCGAAAAATTTGTTTATATTATCCAAATAAGCACTAAGATTACATAAATGTAGTTTACCATTAAACATTAACATACACCTAAAAAAATATTTGCAATTTTTAAACTGAAAGACATTATCATTTTTATGAGTTTCACTAATTTTAAAACTATACCAGACATTTTCAATGGCTTCATCTCTATTTGTCATTTCTTTTGTAAAATCTATTATTTTTATATTATATGTGTTTAATCTTTCTACCACTTTTTTATAATCTATATTACTTTTATTATAAAATGTCATCTTTATAGAAAAATTATAATCTTTTAGTTTTTGCAAGATTTCATCTGAAATATTTTGTAATATTTTCCCATTACTAAAAAATGCAAGTTCGCTTTCTGGATAATATTTTTTGACTATATCTGCATATTTAAAAAAATCTTTATTTAATAATGGTTCACCACCTGTCAATACCCAAAGTTTTACAGATATTTTATTTTTATTAAGATTAAAGATGTCTTCTTCAAACTGGTTTAAATCGTAAATATCATTTTTATTGCATAGAGGTGCATAACGACAACAACCATAGCAGTTAAGGTTGCATTGTTTGGTAAGAAGACAATCTATATATTCCATTAAAGTTTCCCTATTTCAATTATCGCTTTCATTTCTGTAGGATGACAAGATGAAAGTTTCATATTAGCTTGAATTTTAATATTTTCTTTTATTTTGTTTATAAAGTCTTCAGAACATTTTGTTTTTATAGCATAAGATAAATATTTTTGAAATGAAAAATAAAGATAAGATTTAACATTTCTATGATCATATGCTTCAGATGGAAGAATAAATGGTTTATTTGTTCCAACGTAATGAATATTTATTATATTTTTGTCTTTTATTTTTTGATAATGATTTGAAAGTTTTTCTGGTTGAATTATCCACCCATCTTTATTAACTGCATATTTATCCTTATCGGAATACATCTTATTTACTGTATCTTGATCAAAGAAATGAAACTTCTCGAATCCAAGTTCTTTAATTAAATTTATCGCCGTGTCATATTGGTTTTTTATCATTCGGTCAACTCTGTACATAAAATTGCCAGCATTTAAATAGACTTCACAATCAATATAATTTTTACCATATACTCTTCTTCTCGATAATTTAAAAAAATTATACTCCTCTTGGGAGCCACCTAATGTCTTTCCTGAATTATAAAAATTTTCCCAAGATTTTTCAAGTTCGCCTTTGAAAAATAACACATCTAAATCTAATCTTTGTATTATATCAGCGTCTGTAGTATTTGAAATATAATCTGTTATTTCATTTGCTATTAAAACATTTATCATTTTTTCTTTATCGAAACAAAATGAAAAATTATTATCAAATTTTTCATAATTTTCTTCTATAAATTTAAATGTCTTTGTATTTTTACCAAAATCTTTAAAAGTTACTTTTTTGTAATCTTTAAAAATTTCTTTAAAAATCTCACTAGAGTCATCAGTTAAAAAAATTGTAATTGGATACTCATAATGTTCATAAAAACTACATAAAGCAACTTTAGCTATATCTATATAATCTTTATTACAAATTGCAAATATATCAACTTTCACTGTTTTTTAACTCCATTAGTTTATTCCAAAACATTTTACATTTATTGTATTTATCCTTTTCTTGAAACTGATAATTAATATATTCTGCATATTCAAAATAAAAATTTTGATAATTGTATGAAAAATGCGGATTAAGGTGTTTGGGTGTATCAAACGGTTTTGCGCTCATTGGATAATGTATAATACAAATATCATCTATTTTTCTTTCAAATGATACTGTGCAATTCATATTTTGCGGAATCCCCACACAATTTTCATAAATATCAGCAAAATATATTTCTTCTAATAATCCGTTTAAAATGTATTTTTCTAAAAAGATTTCGTCAGATATATTATTTCTTTCTAATAACATAAAATTGGCACAAAATCTTGGTTTTTCTTTCTTATAAGGGTAATTAGATATATTTAAATATTTTGATCCTATAAGAATAGGTTTATTATTTTTATTCGTTTTTAAAATATTTTTAAATGTTTCAAATGGATTTTTTACTATAACAGTATCAGAATCAACTAAAATAACATATCTGTATTTTTCGTGTAATTTTTGTAAATATTTTACCCTTAAATAAATTTCCTCATAAGAATAATAAGAATGATATTTAAAATCCATTTTAAAATTTTCTTCTAGATAATGTATTTTATCATTCTTATTAAATGTTGTTGGTTCACATTTGTTTAATACACAATAAATATCCATATCTGTAAATTCTCTTAAAGAATGCAAGGATATTTCTGTGTATGGCAGATATTTTTTATTTGTTATATATAAAATACAACAATCTTCAATATTTGTTTTATTCTTTAAATTTGAAAGATATGTTTGTATTTTATATTGCTTAAACCCAGCCATTTTATTCCCTTATAGAAATAATATAGTTGTTATAATAAGAATCGCAGAATGTCAATTTTAAAAAATCTTCATCATTTTCTACATTTTTAATTATTTTCATATCTGCATTATAATCATTATATAATTGTATCTTGGCTTTACACATAAGAATATATAATTCATTTAGTTGCTCTTTATTTAAAATACATTCCTCATTAAAATAATCATAAATCTTTATATTATCTCCACAACCATCTATTGCATATTTTATAATGTTCATAAATTCTAACGAAAAACAAGAATCATAATAATAAACTAAACATTTCTCGGAACAATCTTTATATCTTTTTTCAAGTTCATAACTATAACGTGTTTTTTTATCTTCTAATGTTCCTGGATATTCATATTCTTCTATTTGAAGTTCATCTCTTTTTTCCCATACTTCTTTAATTAAAGGATCATCTTCATCTTCACAAAATGTGCACGGTAGAATCTCGCCATTTTTTTCAATCAACCCATCAAATGAGGTATGCTCAAAATTATTCCATTTATATTTGTTTTCCATATTTTACACCTTAATAAATGATCCACATTTAACTTCAAAAGAATATGTTGTTCCAGATGTTCCATCTGATTCCCGAATACATCTCACACTTGAAGAAACTATACATTTCCAAGTACCAGAAAGAGGATTACTTAACTCCACTGTGTTGCCTTTTTCAGAAGCGGTTCTATATAATTTAGACCCAGCATATAATTCACCAACAACTGATTTTTGTTCACTAGTGCTGGTTCCAAAAACTGATACTTCTGAATATATGGCTTCTTTAACTTCTGGTGTGATTCCACCAACAAGTCCTATAATATAATCGTTATCTACACTTATAACACCACTTGAAACATTTATCCCTGTTCCAACTTGTAAAATTCCTTTTTGTGTTTTTGACCCAACGAGTAAGTCAGAAGTTGCTAAAGCACCTATATTTTGTCTTGCCTGGGCCTTTTCCGATGAAGAAAGAGCCTGAGGAGAGCAGAGAACATTATCAGATTTAATCTCGAAAACTGGCACTTCTGTTCCAGAGACCTTTTTATATGTCATTCCTGAATTGATGTTCTTTACTTTTGACCCTGATGTTAAGTTTTTGAGGTCTGTATCTGATGAAAATGAGTTACCATTTTCATCAACTAAGTATCTTGAAATTTCAGTGTTCATTTTAATATCCTATAAAAATATTTTTATGTATTTATAATAAAGAACACTGAAATATTTTGAAATGCTCTTGGAAGAGCATTAAAAGATGTTAAAGACTAAAATCCGATCTTAGTTTCTGTTTTCTTTAACTTAGAAACTGTCTTGTCCTTTAAGTAAGACTTGTCATTCTTAGTCCTCTTAGAGTTTTCAATCTCAAATGCTAAGTCACACGCTAAGATATCGCCTTTTAACTTAAATGGCTTGTCTGTTAACTGTTCCCAAATCTCCTTTGCTTCTGAGTTTGTTAACTTTCTCAGTTCTAAGATATCGAACATTCTTCCTCTTCTAAGAAGAGACTTATCTATAGTGGAAACTTCCTGGTTGGTTGTGATAATGAACTTAACATTGTTATGCTTAAATCCATCTGTAAAGCTAAGGAAGCTAGAAATAAACTTATTCTTAGCAATATCAGATGGACTCTGTTCTTCTGTTCTTGGAGTTAAAAGGTAATCTAAGTCATCTAAGATAACTAAGTCAATTCCTTGAATGTCTAGGTAACTCCAGAAGTTATCATCGCTTAAAACATCAATATCACTTGCTGTAGCTACACTACTAACATTTTTCTTAGAGTGCTTACTAAGATACTGTGTTGCTAAGGCTGATAACTTAGACTTACCAATTCCTGACTTTCCAGTTAGTAACAAAATCTTTTCTCTTGACCCAAAGAACTTTTCAAACAAGTCATCAGTGTCTATATAAGGAATATAAAGTTTAGAAAGATTATCGTCTACCTTTAAGAACTGGTCTTTGTAACAAACATCTCCTCTATCTACGTAGAAGTCATAGGATACTACGTTTTTGTCTTCGTTTTCGTGGTCATATATTCCAGTATTGAGTTCAACTAAGACCTTTAAAGTCTCAATATCTCTAACACTTCCTGAAACATTAAATTCAGTGTATGCTCGACATAAAGAAACAACAAAGTCATTGTGTTCTAAGATAATATCCTTGTCTACAGTTGTTTTCTTAGTATCAGGATATCTTTTTAAAATGCTATCTACAAGTTTCTCTATACTTTCTTTGTATTTTAAGTTCTTACCATTGAACTTATATAAAAGGCCATTTGTACAGTGTAAGTATTCAACAGAGGAATCAGGGTAAAAATCAATCATTATCTTTCCTTAAATAAAATTCATCAATTCGCATAAAGTAGAAGCTAAGTTTAAGTTTTTGTCTCTTACAAAGGCACTCTGATACTGTCCTTTTGCCAAAGACTGGATAGCACCAGGAATCT